CCTAGGATGTATAAAGGTCGTATCGAGTCATTAGTAAGTAGAATAACTACTTTTGCTGACATGATACAACTAACACACTTAAAACTACAGCAAGTTATGTCGCGCATGATACCTGATGGTATATATTTAGACGCAGATGGACTTGCTGAAATAGATTTAGGTAATGGAACTAATTACAATCCTCAAGAAGCCTTAAACATGTTCTTCCAAACTGGTAGTATAATTGGTAGATCAATGACTGCTGATGGAGATATGAATCCTGGCAAAGTACCTATTCAAGAGATACAGAGTGGCTCAGGAGGAGCTAAATTAGCTTCGCTGATACAAACATACAACTACTATCTACAAATGATAAGAGATGTCACCGGATTAAACGAGGCGCGTGATGGTAGTACTCCTGATAAAAATGCTTTAGTAGGTATACAGAAAATGGCCGCCGCCAACTCTAACACAGCTACAAGACATATATTGCAAAGCGGATTATTCTTAACATCAGAACTAGCTGAATCTATATCACTTCGAATATCTGATATAATAGAATACTCGCCAACTAGAGATGCGTTTATACAAAAGATAGGTGGGCATAACGTAGCAACACTAGCTGAGATGTCTGAGCTTCATTTATATGACTTTGGTATATTTATAGAGCTTGCACCAGATGAAGAGCAAAAACAAATGCTTGAAAATAACATTCAAGTGGCATTGTCTAGAAATGGTATAGATTTAGAAGATGCTATTGACGTAAGAGAAATAAAGAATATAAAGCTTGCTAACCAAGTTCTTAAAATAAGAAGAAAAAAGAAAGCAGAAAGAGATCAGATAGCTCAGCAACAAAATATACAAGCGCAAGCACAGGCTAACGCTCAAGCACAGCAAGTCGCAGCACAAGCTGAAGTTCAAAAGAATCAAGCTTTATCTCAGAGCAAGATACAAGTAGAGCAAAGCATGATGCAGATGGAGATGCAAAAAATGCAACAAGAAGCTATGCTCAAGAAAGAGCTTATGAATCACGAGTTCCAGTTAAACATGCAAATAAAGCAAATGGAAACTGAAATATTAAAAGAGCGTGAAAAGCAAAAAGAAGATCGAAAAGACGAAAGAACTAAAATTCAAGCGTCACAACAGTCTGAATTAATAGATCAAAGAAAAAAAGAAACTCCACCTAAAAACTTTGAATCATCAGGCAACGATATAATGGGTGGAGGCTTTGGATTAAACGCGTTTGATCCAAGATAAAAACAATTAATTAATTATATAATATCTTATTATGGCTAAAAAAAAGAAGGCAGAAGTGGTCGAAGAGATCGTGGAACCAAAAGAAGAAGTAGTAGTTGAAGAAACTTCTAAGCAAGAGGAATCTAAGGCTACTGAGCAAGAGAAACCCGATGATGGTATAGCTAGGCTAGATCTAAGGGATTTTAAAGAAACAACAGAGGTTGAGACTAAACAAGAAGAAGTAGCTGAGGTTCAAAACGAAGAAGCACCGGTTGTAGAGGAAGTAGTTGATAACGAAGTTGTAGAAGAGCAACCTGTAGTAGAAATACAAGCAGACGTAGAGGAAATAACAGAAGAGGTTCAAGCAGAGGCTGATCAGTTAAATGATGATATAGTTGACGCTATTGAAACTGCTGAAGAGAAAGGTACTAATCTTCCAGAAAACATACAGAAGGTTATCGACTTTATGGATGAAACTGGAGGAACTTTAGAAGATTATGTTCAATTAAATAAAGATTACTCAGAAATGAGTGATAATGAATTATTGAACGAGTACTTAAAGCAGACTAAACCTCACCTAACAGATGATGAAAGAGCTTTCTTAATGGAAGATTCTTATTCATACGATGAGGAGTTAGATGACGAAAGAGATATAAGAAGAAAGAAATTAGCATTAAAAGAGCAAGTTGCGAATGCTAAAAGCCACCTAGACGGGCTAAAGTCTAAATATTATGATGAAATCAAAGCTGGTTCAAGATTGAGTCCTGAACAACAGAAGGCTATGGATTTTTTCAACCGATACAACAAGAATCAGACAGTAGCTGAAGAAAACACTAAGTTTTTTCAACGAAAAACTAATGAAGTTTTCTCTAATGAATTCAAAGGTTTTGAATACAATTTAGGAGAAAAAAAGTTTAGATTAAACGTTAAAGATACTGACAGTGTTAAGAGTAACCAAATGGATATTGGAAATTTTGTAAATAAGTTTGTTAATAAAGAAACTGGCAAAATAGATGACGCTAAAGGTTACCACAAGTCTTTATTTACTGCGATGAACCCTGATGTAGTTGCTAATCATTTTTACCAACAAGGTAAAGCTGATGCTTTAAAAGAAAGTATGACTAAGGCTAAAAACGTAGATATGTCGCCTAGAGGTACTTTGTCAAGCGAAAGCTCTCCTAATGGTATGAAAGTTAGATCTATACCAGGTGATTCTTCTTCTGATTTTAAAATTAAAATTGGTCAAAACAGACCACAAAACAGAATTACTTAAAAATTAAAAAAACAAAATCATGGCAGGAACATTTGCAACGTCGCCAAGCACATTGGCGAATTTAAACACACTAACTCCACGTCCGGTACAAGGACTATTTGGAGACAACTACCTATCCTTAGCGGATATGGATTTTACAAAACAATTTTTACCAGATGTATACGAAAAAGAAGTTGAGCGTTTTGGAAACAGAACAGTTAGCGGATTTTTACGTATGGTAGGTGCTGAGATGCCTATGTCATCTGATAGAGTTGTATGGAGCGAGCAAGGAAGATTACACGTAGCTTTTGACGACGCTGCTGTAGACAACAGCTCTGCTACCACTACTGTTACTCTTGCTTCTGAAGCAAATAAAGATTTGCTAGGAGTTGGAATGACTGTTATTTTAGCAAAAGGCGTTAACGTTGTTAAGGCTAGAGTTGCTACAGTCTCTGCAGCTGGTTCAGCTACAATTACTGTTGCGCCTTACGGAGCTGGTAACTTAAACGCTCTTGGATCTGGATCTTTAACTGCGGTTAAATTATTCGTATATGGTTCTGAGTTTGCTAAAGGTAGCCAAGACGGAGGAAAATCTGTTGACGCTCAATTTACTTCTTTCAGTAACAAACCAATCATACTTAGAGACAAGTATACGGTTAACGGTTCTGATACTGCTCAAATTGGTTGGGTTGAAGTAACTAGCGAAAACGGGGCTTCTGGATACTTATGGTATTTGAAGTCTGAGCACGAAGCTCGTTTACGTTTCGAAGATCAATTAGAAATGGCAATGATCGAAGCTGTTAAAGATGAAGGAACTACTACTAACTCTGCTGGAGCGGCAGGATTTGAAGGTAGCGAAGGTTTATTCGAAGCTATCGAAACACGAGGAATGATCTTTAACGATCAAGACTTTGATAATGCTACAGGACTAACTGGTCTTGCTGAATTTGATACTATTTTGGCTGAGCTAGACAAGCAAGGAGCTATTGAAGAAAACATGCTTTTCTTAGATCGTTCAACTTCTTTAGCTATAGACAATATGCTTGCACGAGCTAATTCTTACGGAACTGGTGGTACTTCTTATGGAGTATTTAACAACTCTGAAGATATGGCTTTAAATTTAGGTTTCTCTGGTTTTAGAAGAGGTTCTTACGACTTCTACAAAACTGATTGGAAATACTTAAATGATTCTACTACTCGAGGACTACTTGGAGACGTAGAAGGTGTATTTGTACCAGCAGGTACTTCAACTGTATATGATCAGAACTTAGGTAAAAACATTGCTAGACCTTTCTTGCATGTACGCTACAGAGCTTCTGAAGCTGATGACAGAAAAATGAAGTCTTGGATTACTGGTTCAGTTGGCGGTAACTACACAAGTGCTGCAGATGAAATGAATGTACATTTCTTATCTGAAAGAACGCTATGTGTACAAGCAGCTAACAACTTTGTAATGTTGAAGAAAACTTCATAGTAACAATAACTAATGTAAATAATTACCCTCGTTCAAATAACGGGGGTAATATTTACCTTTTAAATTTTTTAATTTTATTATATCATGGCAAACAAAAAAACAAGCACTGAAACTAGTGCACCAATAAAAAATAAAGTTTCTGTCGAGGCTAAAGCGCCTCAATGGGAAGTTAGAGATAGAGCATATTTCTTAAAAGACAATAAGCAACCTTTAGTATTTACAATACCTACAAGGCACAGTACTAAAAAACCATTACTATGGTTTGATGAAGATACTAGCATGCAAAGAGAATTAAGATATGCAACCAACATGAACTCACCATTTGTAGACGAACAGAAAGGAGAAGCTACATTAGGTAGAGTGGTATTTAGAGAAGGCCAACTATTTGTTCCAAAGCAAGAAGTTGCACTTCAAAAGTTATTATCACTATATCATCCGTTAAGAGATCAATTGTACTACGAGTATAATCCTGTACAAGAATCTGTAAACGAATTAGATTATATAGAAATGGAAATAGCTGCTCTAAACTTAGCTAAAGAACTAGATGTAAATCAATTAGAGGCTATAGTGAGAGTAGAATATGGTACGAAAGTAGATGAGCTTAGTAGTAGCGAGCTCAAAAGAGATGCTTTAGTATTTGCAAAAAGAAATCCTATGCTATTTATTGAATTAGCTCAAGATGAAAACGTAGAGCTTAGAAACATAGGTATAAAAGCTACTCAACAAGGCATAATAAAATTATCTGCTGATCAAAGAACATTTACTTACGGTGAAACAGATAGAAAACTTATGTCAGTACCATTTGACGAGCATCCTTATTCTGCGTTAGCAGCTTGGTTTAAAACCGATGAAGGTATGGAGGTTTTCAAAAACATAGAAAAACGATTAAAATAATTAGTCACTTATAGGATGTGGTCATCTTTATAGGTGGCCACAAACTATATAAAAAGAAATTATGGCAGTAAATATAAATACAGTTTATCTAAGAGTTTTAGCTATAGCCAACAAAGAGCAAAGAGGCTATATAACTCCGCAAGAATTTAATACACTTGCTAATCAAGCTCAATTAGATATATTCGAGCAGTATTTTTATGATCTTAATCAATTTTTAAGATTACCGGGCAATGATACTATTCATTCTGATGCTGTCGATATGCTCGAAGAAAAAATAGGTATATTTGAAGTGTACAACTCACCTATAGGCACAGGTACACTCTCAGAACTTAATGTGCACAAGCTTGGCGCTGTGTATCATCAAGAAACTATAAATGGTGTTCAAACCAAAGTAGAGGCTGAAAAGCTAAATCCTAATGAATTAAGGTATTATATAAATTCACCATTAACTGCTCCAACAGTTAAACGACCTGTATTCATAGTTCAACAAGACCAAATCACTGTTCTACCAGCAGAAGCAGATAATTTAAGCATGAATTATATTAAAAAACCAACAGATGTTTACTGGGGCTATGTTATGGTTAATGACGAAGCTTTATACAATCCATCTACATCAATAAACTTTGAGTTACACGCTTCTGAAGAAACAGAGTTAGTATTAAAAATATTATCTTTAGCAGGTATAGTTATAAGAGATCCACAACTATATCAAATAGCTGCTACAGAAGACGCTAAGAACACCCAACAAGAAAAACAATAAGATATGGCATTATTTAAAGGAACAGAAAGACAGTACTATACTAACACCGCATCTTTTGTAGGTGATGGAGTACAAGTTTTATATTCGCTAACTACAGTATTTAGCCCTGCGCCAGCCGAAGGAGAGTTCGAAGTATTTATTGATGGCATCGAGCAAAGTACTAGCACATTCACTTATATACCTAATCAAATAACATTTCTTACTGCGCCAGCAGATGGAGCTATAATACTAGTAAAGCAATTAGCAGAAAGTGAAAAGCTAGGAAACTATCAATATATAAGCATAGACGATCTTGCTAACAACTTCAGGATTAATTACGTTGGTGAAGAGAAAATAATATCAAAAGTAAAAATACCAGATATAAACTTCCATATACAAAGAGCGATGCAGGAGTTTAGCTATGACACGCTTAAGTCCGAGAAATCTCAAGAAATAGAAATACCGCCATCACTTAAAATGAAGCTTCCCCACGATTATGTAAATTATGTTAAGTTTACATATAAAGATGATGAAGGCTCCGAAAGAATATTGTATCCAGCTAGAAAAACCAGTAATCCTGAAGCGCTATTGCAAGATTCAGATTATAATTATACTTTTGGAGGTGATGATAACTTATTAAAGGCGTTTGATTCTGAAACTTGGAAAGACTTCAAGGCTAGTTCAGCTACAAATGACGATCTAAATAACACTACTAGGCCAGACGTCGACGCTAGCTTAGCGCAAGGTAGGAGATATGGTTTAACTCCAGAACACGCGCAGTCTAATGGATCATTTTTTATAGACAATAATAGAGGCTATATTTTCTTCAGCTCTAATATGGTTGGCAAAATAATGACTATAAAGTATATAAGTGATGGACTAGGAACTGAAAACGAGATGCGAGTGCATAAATTTGCTGAAGAAGCAATATACAAGCATGTGGCTTACGCAATACTAGCTTCTAGAATTAATACTCCAGAATACATAGTCGCTCGATTTAAGAAAGAAAGAAGAGCTGCACTAAGACAAGCTAAGCTAAGATTGTCTAATCTTAAAATAGAAGAGATAAATCTTGTAATGAAAAACAAATCTAAAATAATTAAACACTAAATATGCCAGAGTTAAAAAGAACATTCAGCAAGGGTATGATGAACAAAGACCTTGATGAAAGACTTGTTCCCAATGGTCAATACAGAGACGCTTTAAATGTTGAAGTATCAACATCAGAAGGTAGCGACGTTGGAGCTTTGCAAAATATATTAGGCAACAAATTGCCTTATACTAGCGCTATAGGTGTTTCTAATTTAGGCAAAAACGCTTATGTAGTTGGTGCTATAAAAAGAGATGAAACTGAGTGCATATACTGGCTTGTAGGTGGCGATGAAAAAAGCTTAATAATAGAATATAACCAAGTAGAAAACACTGTTACGCCTGTGCTAGTAGATCAAAATAGAATATTAAATTTTGATAAAAATAATTTAATAACAGGTGTGGAAATATTAGACGACTTTTTAATTTGGACTGACAACAAAACAGAACCAAAGATGATAAAAGTTACTGATTGGAAAAGCTACACTAATGGACTATGGTCGCACACGCAGGTGGATGGTGGAGATTTTGAAGAAAAACATTGTACTGTAATAAAAGAAGGTCCTAGAACAGCACCTGTACTTAAAATGTCTAAAACAACTAGAGAAGGCCCTATAGTAGCTAGGCTAAATCCTAGACCTACTGTACCATCTTCTGGATATTCTTTTACATTTCTAGACAGTGATGGTAGCTGGAAGCCTGTTCAAACAGGAGAGTATACTGACCAAGACGCAGACGGTTCGGCAGACGCAAGCACGTCTTTTCTTCCAAGACCTCAAGAAAGCGAAATAGAGGTCAGCGGTACCGCACCGGACTTTAGAGTTGGTGATAAGCTTGAGATAACGCTGGCAGATGATCCAGAAGAAGACGAAACCACTCAAGCAAAAGTTATAGTATCTGTTTTAGAGACATATAGTTATGCACCTAAAGTTTTTAAAATAAACATAGATTCTATAAGCACAGACATAGAGCAAGGTATACAGAAGTGGAAAATAAAACTCATACAGAAACCAGCTTTATTTGAAACTAAGTTTGTTAGGTTTGCTTACAGATATAAATATAAAGATGGAGAATATTCAACTATATCACCATTTAGTAAAGTAGCTTTCTTAGGTGATGAATTTGATTATGATCCTAAAAAGGGTTATAACCTGGGCATGGTAAACCAACTTAGAAAATTAGAAGTAAGAAACTGGGCACCGTCCTCAATCACAGGTATATATGAACCTTATAACGTAGAAGAAATAGATATACTATATAAAGATTCTGTATCTAATAACATATACATAGTAAAAAGTATTAAGACTACAGATTCAGAATATAATGATGTAGGCAATTTCTCAGATCCATATTCTGGTAGGTTAGAAATAACATCTGAATTAATATATAAAGTAATACCATCTAATCAAATATTAAGACCATACGACAATGTACCTAGAAAAGCTAAAGCTTTGGCAGTGTCAGGCAATAGATTAATGTTTGGCAACTATGTAGAAAACTATAACATTAAGAGCCAAGGTAAAGAGATAAGCGTAAGATTTGCAGTTACGGTGACAAGTTCAAAGTACGACACTACTAACGCGATTGAGTCAATAAAATCTCAAAGAACCTATCAAATAGGAGTTGTATATAGAGACAAGTATGGCAGAGAAACACCAGTACTAACTGATACAACCGGTTCTGTTAAATTAAACAAAGGATTTGCACCTAGCAGAAATAGTATTAGAGTTAGAATTACAAGTCCTAAACCTGATTGGGTTGATTCTTACAAATACTACATTAGAGAAACATCACAACCTTATTATAATATAGCTATGGATAGACACTACCCTGCTGAGGATGGTAATGTTTGGATAGCTTTTTCTTCTTCTGATAGGAATAAAATACAAGAAGAAGATTTTATAACATTAAAAAAAGCTCATGACTCTGATGTTTTTGTAGAAGATCAAGCTAAGTATAAAGTGCTATCTATAGAAAATGAAGCGCCAGATTTTATAAAGCAAGAATACGTTTCTAAAGGAAAATTAAACCGAACAATATCGCAAAGTGGCGAGGTAGATAGTATATTTTCATCATCTTCTGGGTATCCATTAGAATCCAGTGGTTTTATAGATATAAAAGCTAACGACTGGAGAAGAATATATGGAGGTTCTGGAAATTCAGTAGACTCAGCAATACCCGTGCATCAGCTAAACGATTTGTGGCTGGTAATATATAATTCTAAAAATAGAACAAAATACTACGAGATAGCTAACATACAAAATCTTCCAGGCGGTAACGCTAAGTATAGAATTAATTTAGAAAAAGCGTTATCAGCTGAAGATGTCGCTTTTATACCTAAATTTACTGATGATAAAGGTGGCTTATCAATAGAAATATTTCAAAAAGTAACAAAAACAAAGCCAGAGTTTAAAGGCAGATTTTTTACTAAAATACAAAGAGATTTCACTATAGATAACTCTTTACTTTCAAAAGAAAACGCCCAAGAATACAAAGTAATAAGATCTCAAAATATATTTGACAGAGGTTATAACGCAACAGCAAATGGGTATGGTTGGTGGCTAGACGCTGAAAAAGGCTACTATCCTGGTCAAGAAGAATATTATTATACTGTACCAGATCCTAACTTTCCAAATAGAACAAAAAAGAATTTACGGCTACGACGGGCTGAAGAGTGGTATATAGATAGGTATAGCTATTTAGATTCATATGATCCATCGAACAACTCTTCAATATGGGGTCGATTTGGCACTGATTTTAGAGGTGGCATGGTTAGAAACGCTGGCGAGCAACATCATGTGCCAGGATACGGTGCGGATGAAGGCAATGACTACATGGAAATAGCTTATCACGGTTTTGGTGCTTCTATAAAAGGAAGTAAAAAGGCTCATTTTGAAGAGCACAATAAATTTGGAGGTGTTTCTGTCTTTCCTCAATACGCCGACTTTGTTAAATCGCTGCAGACTGTTGGAACAATGTTCAGATTCTCTGATGATCCTGAAGGAACTGTTTACACTATAAAAAACTGGAGTAGGACCAGAATGACAACTGAAGTTCGTGACAACAGGTATTATTCTACTAGTAGAGCTATAAAATGGACTCTGCAGCTAGACAAGCCTTTAAAGTGGGTTCCTGTAAAAAATGGATTTACATCTAAAGAAAATCCTACTAACATAGAAATAGTAAATGTTTTTTACGAAGACGAAGGTTTTACATCTAATAATCCTGGAATATTTGAAACAGAGCCTAAAGAAGCTCCTGAGCTAGATATATACTATGAAGCAAGTAATGCTTATGAAAAGTCAGCTCACGGTTATACGCAAATACTTTCTTACAGCAATTGCTTTAGTTTTGGCAATGGTGTTGAATCAGATAGAATAAGAGACGACTTTAACGCACCTGTTATTGGCAAAGGAGTTAAAGTGTCTACAGTGCTAGAAGATCAGTATAAAGAGGTAAATAAAAAATCTGATATAATATTCTCTGGGTTGTACAACTCAACATCTGGAACTAACAATCTAAATCAATTTATACAAGCTGAGCAAATAACAAAAGCTATAAATCCTTCTTATGGATCGATACAGTTGATGCAGTTTAGAAGAGGTGCTCTAGATGTTTATTTAGAAGACAATGTTGTTAAAATACTATCAGATAAGGATGCACTTTTCAACGCCGATGGCAGTACTAACATTATTGCTAGTACAAGAGTTTTAGGCACAATAATGCCTTATGCAGGAGACTTCGGTATAAGTAAAAACCCAGAGTCTTATTCTAGGTATGGCAATAGAGCTTATTTTTCTGATAAAAATAGAGGTGTGATACTTAGACTTTCTGGAGACGGCTTAGAGCCAATATCTAGATATGGTATGGAAGATTATTTCGCTGACAAGCTTGCTAATGCTAATAAAGTTGTAGGTAGTTATGATGAAAACAAAAAAGAATACAATATAACTTTAACTGTTAAAAATAATCACCCGAATATAAGCGCTAAGAACTATAATGACACAGTGTCTTTTGTAGAAGCTAATAATGCTTGGTCGTCTAGAAAAAGTTTTATACAAGAAAATGGATTATCTTTAAATAATATATATTATACATTTAAAGATGGCGAGTTATGGTCTCACGATAATGAGACTAGAAACAACTTCTACGGAACTCAATACGAATCATCTGTTAAGTTTATATTTAACGACGCGCCAGGATCTGTCAAGTCATTTAAAACTATAAATTACGAGGGCACACAAGCTAGGGTGTTTGTAGATGACCCTGACACAGATAACAAATTTAGAAATAGATTAGCTAAAGACGGTTGGTGGGTTAGCTCAATAGAGTCAGATTTGCAAAGTGGACAAGTTAAAACTTTTAAAAACAAAGAAGGTAAATGGTTTTATAATATACTTGGAACTGAAACCACACTAGCAAATCTAGATACTAAAGAGTACTCAGTGCAAGGTTTGGGATACATAAACGCAATTACAGGGTCTCAAGGTGAAGATATACAAATAGTAATAGAATAAAGCATGGCATTAATAAATTGTAGTATGGAAAAGAGGACTGTGGTTGTAACCTCAGGCCAAAGCGATGTAGCGAGTGTTACATTAGAAATAATACCTGATTCAGGATATGTTGTGGCAGCAAGAGACTTTGTTGCTGGAACTAATCCAGATGCTGCTAAAATACAAAGTATTACTTTATCTGATAGCGAAACTACCGGAGGTCCTCAGAGCGATGGATCTTATGCAGCCAATAACAAAGTAAACGTTGTTGTAGATTTTGTAGATGCTTACGCACCTACGGAAAACATAACCTTAGATATAAATCCTAGTGGTAGCGCAACGCCAGAAGACTCAATACCTGTAAAACTACAAGGTACATTTGTAGCGCCAGGATCACCTAACAAAGTAACTTTCGTGGCTTCTAGTGTAGAAGATTTTGCATCGTCTGTATCTACCACAGATTTCTATGCTTACGACAATCCAGGTAACTCAGTGAATATAATGGTCATGACAATAGCTGCTACTACTAATGACTTTATAAATGAAGATCCTACTGTGGTCATAAGCAATACCTCTAATGCAACAGCAGAAGAAGATTACAACATAACTAGAGCAGATACTTTTGATAGCGAGAATAGATTAACTCAAGTTGTATACACAATAAAAGCTACAATACCTAGGGTCGATAGATCAGGTGATTTAATAACTTTTACAGGCGCAGGTGTAGACATACCAGGTTTGGATAAAAAAATATACGCTTATAAGATGAACACAGCTAACGCTGGGTTGACTGGCATAAATAGAAGACTTGAAATAATAGGTGATAGCGGTGCTCAGTTTAGAATAAAAATGCAAAGAGGTACTCTATCTGGCGATACGTTTACGGCAAACTCTACAGACGGAATATATGTTTTTGACAACTCTCAAACAACTATAGCAACTGCTTTTGAACCATCAACGTCAAACACTACTTATCCTTCAGAAATACAAAGTGACGGAAGCTATGATCCAGCTACTGATCCGTACACCATAAGTGATACAGGGTTATTTTTTAGAAATATAGTTATACCCGACGATATTGATGGTATAGTTTATAGATTTACTATAATACCAGAAACTGGTACTACTATAGACGCTTCAGCGCCTGATATAAACACCACTCCTGATCCCGATGTTATAGAGTTTGATATATCAAGAAATGGTTTTGCTTTTTTTACGTCGGACTATAGCTCTACTAGAGGAGGCCTTACTAGTACTATAGAATATTATGATTATTTGTATGACTCTAAAGGAAGCGTAGAGCCTAGAGGACAGAAAAACTCTAGCGTAAATGTAGAAACAAATGATTATTCTTATGAACTAATCATAACTGATGATAATGAAGATTTTCACTTACCTAACGAAGAAAATTCTTATAAATTAAAAGAATTTAATTACACAGAAACACTAAATGATGGTAATATTTCAAGGCCAAGTGTTACTGCAACTCTAAAAGCGAGTGATAATGGTTTTTACGCTGGAAAGGTTAGTAGTGGCGATCCAGCAACTAGTCACGCCGATGCGTTTGCCCTAGCTGCCAATGCAGATATATTTTTAGATGATGATCAAAGACAAGCGCTTACAGATAAGACTAGCTTTAACGCACGTAGCTTTAGTGATTCTATAACGTTATCTGGTGACGAGTCTTATTTAAAAATAGAATTTTTTACAACAGACGAAACGCCCGTGTATAAAAGCCAAACAATAATAGTAGAGCCTGATTACGACGTAGTAGCAGGAGAAGCTGGTCAGCAAAATACAACTACAGAAACAACGCCTTCTCTAAACAGAAGGAAGCTTTATATAAACGGGAATAATTTAAACATATATGCTTGGGGATCTGGCGACATGACGTTCACGCATAGCTTAGATACTTTTGCTTTTAACTCTGCTCAATCTTCAGTAACTACACTTAATATAAACTTTGATATAAGTCATATAATTAGCAAATTTATAAATTCTTCAGGCTCTGCTGCTAGATATACTTCTAGCGAATATGACTACAGTAGCAGTATTACGGTGTCTAATGATGGTGGGGCTAATTATAGCAATCAAAATATAACAACGGCAACTACACATGCTAAGTTCACAATAGCAGGAGCGTTTATAGACGCGCAAGATACGTTGCCTGTGAACTTTGATATTAACGATTACGTTCTAATATTTAATCATGGTTTTGGCACTAGCTCCGAACTACTGTCAGCACAACTTAGTGTAGCGAGCCAACCTAGCGTATCTCTTGAGTCAGCAGATAATATATATAGGAAACTAACAATACCTACTTTTGATGTCATAGTAGACTTCAATAACACACTTACATCACTAAGCGCATCTAATACATATACTCTAAGTGGAGATATTACGCATAGACTTAGTTCTTCTTACCAGGACGTAAGTGACGCTGAAGAGTATTTTGGAGGAGGTACTGGTGGGGTTGAGCCATCACCATTTTAAACAATTAACATATGCCAAATATAACATTTACACTAACTTATCCACTAAATCAAGCAATACAAAAAGGAACTACAGACGTAGCTTATTACGCTGATACTAGTACCTACAACTTTGCCGACGCTACCTCTGTAGACTTTGCAGATAGCGCTTCTTTAGTTCGATTAGGCCCTATAACTGACGTAGACTACGCAGCTAAGCAAATAACTTGCGACGTAGCGAGCAATACAGTATTGCCGGCATCTAACGACTTTTTGTTCTTCAGCAAGGACAATAGAGCTAATATGACAAGTCTACTTGGTTATTATGCGGAAGTTGAAGTTAAAAATAATTCTACTGAAAAAGCAGAGCTATTTGCAATGGGATCTGAGATATTTGAAAGTAGTAAATAATGTGTAACTATATAGATATTAAATAAAATGCAAAAAAATAATTCACCATTTAAAATACTACCTGCTATGGCACTTTCGCAAGCCGGCAATGCGGTAGGAGGCCTAGTTGGTATAGCTAGTGGTATTATAGGTAGTAAACAGAGAAGAGCAGAAGAAAGAAATGCTCAAGCAGAGTTTGACATGTATAAGAGACAGCTTGAAGAGCTAGACACATCTAATCCTTATAAGAACATGGAAAATGTTTACGAAGATCTTACAGTAAATACCCAAGCAGCAGATTTCCAAGCGCAACAACAAGCTCAAGGAATGGCGAACACTATGGATCAGTTCGCGGGAGCAGCTGGTGGAAGTGGTATAGCCGCGTTAGCACAAGCTATGGCAGGCCAACAAGCGGTTAATGCTCAAAGAGCTTCGGTAGATATAGGTCAACAAGAAAGAGCAAACTTAATGGCAGAAAGAGGTATGGCTGGACAATTGCAAGCGCAGGAAAGAGAAGGCGATTTACTTTCTAGACAAATGCAAGCACAGAAAACAGGAACACTGCTAGGCATGTCTCAAGATAGACTATCCGACGCTAGAGAAGCAAGAGCACAAGCAAAACAAGCAGTGATGGGTGGCATAGGTCAATTAGCTGGTGGTGTTGGTAATGTGGCTCAGCAAAAAGTTGATTATATGATGGAAGCAGAACCTAATAACTTATTTAAAAGGTAATTATGATTAATTCACAAACACAAAGAAAAAGTCCTAATAAAAGATTTGTAGATATTGGAGCAGCGTTTAATCAAGGCTTACAAATAGCTACTCGCGGAGGAACTACGCCTACGTCTAATCCGGGAGGATCGGTTAAAAACGTATATGAAAATAAATTAGAAAGTTATTTGAACAATCTTCCTCAAGACGTAGACTTAACAACAATACCAGACAAATATAAGAATAGCATACATAGCTTCTTAACAACTCAAAAACACAACTATGTCGTGCTTGGTAGAGAATTATCTCAACAAGAGACAGGTAGTGATAGATATATGTATCTTCAAGGTCAAATGACTAATATAAAAAATTCTTTTACAAATCTAAGTGCTAAGATGAAGAACTACGGAGAGTTCAAGCAAAAGCTAGTAGAAGATATAAGACAACAAAGAACATCTTTGTCGCCAGAAAACATAGCTAACGTAAATTTACTACAATCTGTATTTACAGAACAATTTGATATGGTTGTAGACGAATATGGTAATCCTAGTTTTGCAGGTGATGATGGCGCTATCCCCATGGACAACTTACCAGGATATGAATTAAAAGCTTTTAGTGCTGCTAAAAACATGTTGAAAGCATCGGATACGGCGTATAAGGCTGGAGTCCCGTTGAAACCTGGTAATCCTACGTACGAATTAGAAAAAAGCAAATTAGCATTAGCTATAGACGAAGGAGGCAGAAATACTTTGATGTCTATAATTTCAGACGGATTAATAGGTAATGTTAAAATGATAGATGATCCTTACATTGCTCAAAGTTTAGACCAATATAATAGCGGTGCTATTAGCTTTAAAGGCCTAAGAGATATAGTTGTAGATAATTACATGGATGTGTTGTCTAGCGTTTCTAACGAAGGCTATAAAGCAAAACAAGTTGCTGCTTCAAAAAACAATTTTAGAAACGACACCAGCGCTTACTATTCTCCAGACAAGATAACACTGCAAGATGGAGAATATTATGCATATCCTACAAAAACAGGAGAGCCACCTAAGTTAGTTAAGATACAAGGAACAGCAACGCCACCTGCTAGCGGCACAGATGATAAAAGTACTGAGCTAGCAAATATGGAAAAAGAATTGAGAAAAGAAAATCCTAAATGGTCTGACGAAAAAATAAATAAAACGGCTAAAGAAATACTTGATATAAAATAAATAGTTTAATTAAATAAGCATGGGCAACCCTTTAGTTATAGATATACGTAAATACACCGCACAGCAAAAGGCGGATTTTTTCAAAAACTATCCTAACGCAAAAAGTGTAGGAAATGGAAAATATCAAGTTGAAATAAAAACATCTTTAGATGTGGCTATAGAAGCAGATAATTTAGTTTCTTATGCTAAAGAAGAGAAAGTAGTCGAGCCTGAAAATATAGAAGAATGGGCTTCTAAAATAAGAAAACAAAAAAAATATTACAACAAAGATTATCCAGAAGCGCCTTCTGCTAAGCCTTTATCAGAAACTTTGCCAGAAGAAGAAGATATAGATCTTTCTGATCCATTTGGTATTTACAAAGTTGAAGAAGAACTGCAACGAGAAGCCGCTAGACAGTCAGGCTCTATGTCCGATATTGGTCAGCAAACTTTTGCTATAGATATGCCTGAGCAAGTTTCTGAAGAAAGAGAAGTAGAGTTAGGAGCTCCATCTGCAAAAACACCTAGAGATTTTTATAACAAATACGACTTAAACGTAGACCCATCAGATGCAAACATGTACTACTATGATAAAGAGCCTGCACCTGAGTTTGTGTATGAAAAATCTAGCGATTGGTTTGTAAAAAAATACTACCCAAACATAAAAGGACTGCCAAATAATCTTGATCTGCAAGGCCATCTAAATAAACTAGGTATTACTAAAGATTTTTCTACAAAAGACGCAGAAGATGGATTTAAATATGTACCTTCAGCTCAAGCAGGTGTTAGAAGAGTTTTTACAGGAGAAGGTTTTGATGCTGAAGAATTTAAAAAAATAAACAAAGAGTATGAGCTCGATATACATTTAAATAATTATGTTCAAGAATTGCACGAAAAGCATACTGCTAAAGAGTTTTACAAGGACTACGAAAAAAATCCTAAAAAATACGAGCAGTTTAAAACTATGGATTTAGCTTACAATAGTTTTGTAAGAGAAAACGGTGGATTAATACCAGCCTTCGACACATCAGTACTAGATTTATGGAAGAAAAATAATTTTACAAATTTAAATAAGTATAAAAAAGAGCTAGCTAAAAAAGAAGAAGAATATTATAAAAATACACTAGAAGACGGTACTGCGCAGTCTGCTTTAGACAAATTATCTAACTGGGTTGAATACAATGCGTATGGTGCGATGGAGAACTTTGGAGGTATAGGTGATTTATTTACTGGCGCATTATTAGACGTTACTGGAATTGATCCTAGATACATGAACAGAAGTATATCTTCAAAAAACTTAGTTGACATGTCTGATACTAAGCAAAAACACTTTGTTTCTTTAGGAGGATTAAAAGCTAAAGTTGGTAACGAAGAGTATATAAAAGGTGACGACGGTGCGATATATAACGTAGCTAATAGCTTACCTATATCTGACAGAGTTAGTAGCAAAGAATATCAACGAATAAGCAACATAATAGATAAAGTAGGAAAATACGACGTAGAATATAGCGGATATGGTTTATCAGTGCATGGTGGAAGAATGCTAGGCAACTTATTAGCTGATGTAGCTTTAACTAAAGGCGTAGGTAAGCTCAGATACGCAGCTTCTTCTAAATATATAAATAGAACAAATGCTATAAGGAAAGCAAAAGGCTTAAAGCCTATAAATTTGCAAGCTAGAAATTTAAAAACTGGCAGGTTTGTAAAAGGTAATACAAAAGGTTCCTTTGGTAAAAATTTATCTTTTGATGTTAGAGTTGCTGACGCTACTATATATTACGGCACGAGTGGTTATAGTAATGGATACAAAAGCACTTTTAATCAGGCTAAGCAAGCTGGACTAACTGACTCTGAGGCTGAGAAATTAGCTCTTATAGCAGCACCTATGACTTCTGTTATATATGGCTCCACAGGGCCTATAAATCCAAGAATTCCTTTGCTTAACAAGCTAGACGATATATTTGCTAGAGCTGGTGTGGCTAGGCAATCTATAAACGACTACAGAAACAAAGGTACAATAGCTTTTATAGAGTCTTTTAAAAGAGGTATAACTAACGTTGGTAAAGAGTTTTATAAGACTGGCACTGCTATAACTAAAGAAATAGGAGAAGAGGTTATACAAGAAGGAGCTGAAACTTATGTTGTTAATCCAAAAATAAATGAAATAGCTAGCCAAGATTTTCTAATAGAAGAAATGACGGCTGATGACTTTAGGAATACGGCAATATTAAGCGCAACAGCTGCTGGTATGACAAATGCTAATTTAAAATCTGCTGTTGAAGGTTTTTCTATGAATCCTAAAAATAGACTTAAGAATCTTCACAAGTTGTCAGAAAACATAGACTACTCTCAAAAAGTCTTAAACCACTTTGTAACTAGAGGAGAAATTACTCAAGAAGAAGCAGATGACATAATAGATCAAGCAAAAGCTATAAGAAGCTATGCGCCAAAAGCACCTGCTTGGATGTTAAACAATCCAACTGCATTTATTGACGCTGCTATAAAAGGTAGCCAAATTGAAAAACTAGAAGCAGAAAAAAAGAATCTTGATGAGCAAGCTACTTCTAAAATAGATGAAAGAATAGAAGCTCTTAATAAAGAGAAACAAGACATAATAAACTTAGCCGCAGGTAAAGCTATAAAAGAGCAAACTGAAGTTATTAAAGGTAAAACTGATAAAGTTGAATCTTTTAGTGATCCTAAAGAAATGATTGAATTTTTAGAAGCTAAGGCAAAAAAAGAAGGAAAAAAGTACAATCTCAAAACAAAGATAGAAGATCTTAAATCTGACGGCTTTATGATTGATGAAGATGGCACTATAATTATAAACGAAAAAGTAGCTGTAAAATTCCAAGCTATTTCTGTAGCTAGCCATGAACTTCTTCACAAAATACTTAAATCTGAGTTTGCCAATAATAAAGAGATGGCTAAGGTAGTTGATGAATTTAAGCAGATATTAAAAGATAAAGGCTTATTTGATACTATAGATGAAAGAATGCAAAAAAACTACAGGGATAGAGGCGTAGATGTAGATGATTTAAAAAACGCAGATGAATATTTCACCGCACTATCTGACATGATAGGCAAGAACCAAGTAAGTAAAGATCAACTACAAGATTCTGTGTTGATGGAGTTAGGTAGAAAAATAGTAAAAATATTTAAAACTCGTTTTGGTCTTAAGAATGCTAGGTTTGAAACTGGTCAAGATGTTTTCGACTTCATAAAAGATTATCAAAAAAATATACAAAAAGGTAAACTAACTAAGCAAGCAGAACTAAAGCTTGAAGAGTTCGTGCCTGGAGAAAATAAAAGAAGTAGAAGCATACTGCAAGACGTAAATAACTTAGTACCTAAAGATGTAAAAACAAAAGAAGAGTTTCAAGATGCTAAAGTATTTAATCCAATATATGAAGCTACACTACCAGGTGGTCCTATATATAATTATGTAAACTCTAGATCTACTTCTAGAGAAGAAGCAGAAATAACCTTAGAGAGAGTTGTTGATAGATTAATAAACTTTGATCCAAAAGCTGTTAGAAAAACTGCTAGCGGCGAACCTATTACTTTTGGTGAGTTCTTATTTGCTAATGCTAGATTTAGTAAGTTAGATGCTAAGAAGAGATTAGCAGTAGAATCTGAAAGACGAGCTGAAAGCTTAGACACTGAAGAAGCAAGACAGGTGGCTGACGAACCAGTAGTTGAAACAACAACTGAAGCCCCAAGAGTTGAATATAAAAACTTAGTAGATAGTAAAGTACTACCAGCTGAAATGGTATCAAAAGTAAAAGACAAAATACTGCTTATAACTAAAACACTTAAATCGCGTATTGATGCTGCAACATCTATAAACAAGACTGTTACGCCTTTAATGTCTGAGATTAAAAAAGAAATAGGTAAGCAAGCTGATATTGAATTTAAAAAGATGTTAGGCGCTAAACGTGGTGGTGAACTTAGAAATAACTTCTTAAAACTTAAAAAGCCTATACTTGAAAACATGACCACCACTTGGCTTATGCAAGGTATGCCTTTTGCTATTCAAAAGTCTGTTGATGGTAAGTTCACTTCTGATTGGGAAGGTAAAAAAATAGATCGTGAAAGTGTTGGTACTGACAAAGCAGGTAGAACATCTGGTGCACAGCTAGTTAGAAGACTACCTAATGCTGCTAATAAAATTACTGATGAGCAGTTCTTAACTTACATGTTCAAAGGTGATGAAGTTATTAGAGGTAGAAAAGAAGCACTAGCGAAAGCATTAGCTGAAGAGTATGCTTTTGACGTCTATGGTCAAGAGCTTTTAAATCCAAATAGCGAAATAAGAAAAGCATTTGAAGAAAACCAAGAAAGAGTAGGCACTGTTTTAGCAAACAATTTTGTTCAAGAATTCAACAAACAAGCAGAAAGAGGTAATGTGAAAAGATCTGTATCGGCATTGTATGATGCTGCTAAAAACGATCCCACAGTAATAAACAATTTTATTGAAGGAATAAACACTGAGACATTTATAAATAGACTGGTAGCTGAAAATGGAAACTTAAAAACAGCGATAGTAGGCCATTTCAAAGAAAACGAAGTACTAGGATTGACAGAACGTAAACTAAAACAAATAGCTGATCAAATAAGTAGCAATGCTTTGTTTAATAATTATCAGTTTCAAATACAAAGTAGAGATAAAAAGAGCGTAGCTTTAGACTTGTCTTTAGATGTCGCTAGAGAAATAATGTCTCCTATAGAATATAAAGATATTTTTGCTCAAGCCGGTATTGAAAGAAAGTTTGATCTGAAAAACATAGACCTTATTAATGAAACTAGATTAGCTTCTAAAAAGCTTTTTGATTTTTTAGGAGAGGATAAGTTTATTAGAGGTTGGTATGACGGTCTTCAAAAACCAGGAGGCTTAGCTGGATTTTTAATGAAAAAACAGCCTGATGGATTAATTTTAACATCTGAAAATGTAGAGTTAAGACCAAAAGGTAAATCTAGTAGAAACGGTAATTTTGGTAACGTTGCTGATATGAATAACAGCTTAGGTATCGAATCAACTAAAGGTAAAAAAAGACCGGCGGATCAATCTAGAAAAAATTGGTACGTTAGTAAGAAATTCCTTGAACTTGGCGAGCAAGGAAAAATAGATAAGGTTTTAGATCTTTATAATGAAGGAGAAGTAGATAAAGCAATATTTTTAGAATCTTTAGAATTTTTAGCTAATTCGGTAGAAGATGGTAGCATATCGTTAGCAGCAGCTGAATTTTTAATAATAAGTCAGTTCGCCGACATGAACGGAGTAGGCAAAGCAATGGCTGCACCTAGATTTGTTCCGGTTAAAAGCGATGGAACAATAGCTACAGTTGAAGAGCTTGCTGAAATGGGTTTAGCTTTTGATAAAGACAAACTAGTACTTGAGCATGTTATCACAGCTAAAACTATGGCTACCAATAGTGTAAAGTATCTTATCAATAAAGATGCTAGTGTTTTAAAAGACATAAAAACACTTTTAAAAGATTATGATACAGCTATTTTGCCCGATAAACTAGATAAGATATTAAGAGAAAGAGGTACTCAAGAAAAAATGGGTATAGGTTATAGACCTGGAGATCCAATATTTGACGTTAGATATAAAGATTTAGGCATCATGTTTCTTGATGTTAAGACTGGAAATTTTGTAGGTTCTTTGTTTTCTAAAACTAATCCAGAAAATGCTAATAAAAATAGTAACTTAGACAAAGCTTTTAAAAACGCAGCCAAAAGATCCTACTCTGAAAATCCAAAAGGTATAAGTGTTTATGACTTTGATGACACTCTAGCGTTTAGCAAGAGCCAGGTTATAGTTAAAAAAGATGGCAAAAGCTATATGATAACTCCGGCCGAGTTTGCAGCAAAAGGAGAACAACTTCTAGCAGAAGGAGCTGAGTTTGATTTCAGTGAATTTAATAAAGTAGTTAAAGGCCAGCCTGGCCCACTAATTCCAAGAATACAAAAAGCAATAGATAAATTTGGTAACAAGAATATATTTATTCTAACTGCTAGACCAGTCGCTTCGGAAAGTGC